CGCGAATAATGGCAGTAAGCGGTATACTATTTAGCGAAGTAAATATTGATGACAACATGTTAATTGTAGGCAATAGACATGAGAGGATAAAATAACCATGAAACATGTGATATGCATAATACTCATAAGCGCCCTTGTATCCGCGCTAACAACACTGTACATAAACCGGCAGGGACTTGAGCGCGCGTATCGCCTAGGTAAATACGTACAAAAATACTGGGGAGGAAACCATGACGGAATATTACAAGAAGCGAAGTAGGCGCAAGGCTGGCTACTTGAAAGACGGTGTAAAGCGTGCTATAATGATTGCGGCGTTCATGTTTATCGTTGCTTTGGTTGGGTTGATAATTATGCTATGTAATCTCCGACCAGAGCATTTACGTGTTCAGATGTACATTGACGGAAAATTGGTCAATGACAATATTTTTGCAAGTGATTAACCATCGAATAGTGAGGTAATTCAAAGTTAATTTTGTAGTAAAATCTTGAATATTTTGTTAAAATAGAGTATAATATACTATGATAAAAATACTACATACATTGTGCAGAATAGTATATATTGTTCTGTTAATAATACCGGCTATTGTAATGGCGATTATACTCGGGGCATTATCACTATTCGACAAAAGAATCATTAAAGACTGGACGGAATAATATGCCTTCATCAGATACATACTTCAAAAAAGGAAAATCAGGGAATAATAACGGAAGACCTGATAATTACGGAACATTCAAGTATCTATATGATCTTTACCTTGGGTATACAAAAGTTAAATTGTTAGAATTGCTTAAAGACGAACACCCACCGCTACCCATGAAAAATAGGCTAGTTATAAATAGGATATTGCGCGCCATAAAACAGGATAAACCTATGAGCGCCATAGAGGATCGCGTAGAAGGTAAACCCGAACAACCACTATCGATAGAAAGAATACAACCTATACAATTTGTAGATCCGGTAGAAAAAGATACATAAGGATAAAATATGTTTTTTAACAAAATAAATAAAAAAGAAAGCATGTTTATATCTATTGGATCGCATACAGTAAGAAAAAGTAACATCGTGCATTATTATTGCGACGATAAAGATTTTATTGTTTATATAAATGACGGTACAAAAAATAGTGCTAATATATCTATAAAAATGGTATGTAAATCAAACGAAATCAGCATTGAAAGAAAAATAAAAATGGATATAGAATTAAATGCCGCAGATACTATTTAACATATTATATGCCATTTGAATATACAAATAAGCAGAAACAAGGATACGCAACGCTTACAGACCGCACAAAGCGTGAGGTATTGTTTGATGGCGGATCTCGCAGTGGTAAAACAGTACTAGACGCGCGATATTACATCATAAAGTCTCTAAAATACCCGAACACCCGTCGACTTATATGCCGTAAATCAAAAACATCATGTATCAATAGCGTATGGACGCAGACACTTATACCATCCCTACAAGAATTTAAGGGATACTGGAAAGAGGACGCGACGAATCATCGCATAAAATTTGTAAACGGGAGTGAAATATGGAGCGGTGGTTTTGATAACGCGCAGCACTTGGACGCGATACTCGGACAAGAATGGCAAGATATATGGCTAAACGAGGCAACGGATGCATCGTTCGACGAATTCGGTAGGTTGCGTACGCGGTTAAACTGGAACCCGGCATTATCGGACGGTAAGTTGTCATTTTTACTCGATTGCAACCCTAAAAACCCGGGGCACTGGATACATAAGTATTTTATAGAACACAAAAACCCTATAACTCGAACGCCATTATCTGATAATGATGTATCTAAAACTGCGCGGCTATGGTTTCATCCGATAGACAACGAGAAAAATCTATCACCGGAATACCTAGAGAGCCTTAAATCGCTGTACGGTATAAACTACGCTCGATTTTGGGAAGGCAAGTGGGTAGACAACGTCGTCGGGCAGGTATTCCGTTTCAACCGCGAAGTAAATTGCGTGGATTATAAACTTGAATACAATCCTAACCTTGAGACATGGTGTTCGTGGGACTTTGGTATAGCACCTTCGACGACTTTTATCGTATGGTATCAACTGATACCCGTACCGGTTAGTGCGCAAAATAAGTTAGGATGTGTAGTTAACATAATCGACGAATATGAGGATCACGATAAGGACGCAGCGCACTACATCAACATAGTAAAGTCTAAACCATACAATAACACAAACATACGCCATGCTGTAGACCCAGCGGGTAATCAACGAGATAGCCGGCTTGAATCGTGGGTATACCACATGCGCACTGCGGGATTAGACGTAAAATACGTAACATCATTTAACCCGCATGAGCAGATCGACAATGCGAACAATATTTTACCGCATATACGCGCAAACGAGAACACGACACCGCGCATAGTAGAGTGCCTAGAAAACTGGTCATACCCACTCGATAAGGACGGTAAAGTGGTGGTCGGAGCGTTGCCTAACCACGACGAATATTCACACGGCGGCACGTCTTTTTATTATTTTACGACGAACAGATTTAATCCAAAACGTTCGGTAATTTATTGACAAGTACAGAAAAATGAAGTATCTTATATGCGAGGTAACATAATTATGGCAAATGTAATTGACCGCGTAGTATCTGCTTTTAGCACTTCGGTAAGTGCACCAAAAGATTTAATAAATGAATCTATTAACGCTTCGGTAAGCGCGGCGGAATCTAATCGCAAACTTGACGTTGAGTATCGGTTAGATTTTCTCAACGACGATTTTAAGGATAGAATTGAATACGAACTTAAAAAGCAATTTTGTAAGGAAACTTATGAAGGAATTAAGTTACTTATAGACGATAGTATAAACATAGTCGAGTACGTTTCAAATGAAATAGGCAGCATATACGATGATTCGCCGATACGCTACTTATCGGATAGCGCGGGTTCGATTGTTAAAGACAATCGGTACGACGAAATACTTACATTGTCCATGCTTGACATTAAACTTGCGCGCGAAGAAAAAATATGCTTTGCGTGTAATGAGTGCGTAGTTGCTATACAGCCACGCAACGGAACTATCGAATACGATTTACTTCCGCCGAATACGGTATCGGTTATACAGGATAGCGCAGATCCTAGCAAGCCGTGTGCAATAATTTACGAAATCAATTTGACGAATACTGAAAAGAATACATCCGTACTCGATAAGGACAGATTGCGTTATTTCGTCTACTGGGATATACAGGGAAATCATTTTATGTTTGATAACCATCATAGGCGTTTTAGCAATGATGACAACCCTAACCGCGAGAATCGGTACAAGGACAAAAACGGTAATTTCATTTTACCGTTTGTTATATTCCATAAAAATTACAATGAGAATACAGTGTGGGATAATACGTCGACGAACAAACTATTTTCTGCGCAAATACAGATAGGGGTACTTGGTACTCTACACAATTACTATCTTAAATGGAATTCGTTCAAACAACTTGCGGTATACGGTGATTTTGATATTAAAGTTCCACAAGACCAGATACGAGACCCCGGATACATGTTCAAAATATTAGGCGAAAGCGCTAATGTAAGTGTACTTGATACACAAGGTCAAATGGATGTATTTGACATGATGATTATGAAAAAGATTGAGCGTGCGCTTAATCAAGAAGGTCTATCGCTTGAATCGTTTAGCAAGACTGGTTCGCCTGAAAGCGGGTACAAACTTAAAATAAAGAATGAACCTAAACTTCGCCGTATAAACATGCGTAAAAAGTTTGCACGGGTATATGAGAATGAACTGTTTGAGAAGACGCGCATAGTAAATAATACCGTATATCCTAATAACAAGATAAACGAAGATTTGGAATTCCATATAGATTTTTCGGATTATAAACCGGAACAAGACCCTATCGAACTTGATAAGCACCGCGCATACCTTGTATCGACGAACATGGCAACACCGGTAGATTTTATACGCGAAGATAATCCTGATATTGAGACTGATGAAGACGCGCTAAAATTGTACAACGAAAACAAGGCAACGAATAAGCAGTTAACTATCGATACTACGCAAGCGGAAAACAATATTGACAACGAACTGAATGTAAGTAACGAAGGAATATAATATGTTAAGTACAATTGAAAGTGTATGCGCTGCGCGCAATTATTTATTGGATAAAAAAAAGTATGAGTTTCTTCCAGCAATTTCTCTTACATGTGATAAAAAATTAGATTTTTTTGAATATATAAATAGAGAAAAAAATATTAAAAAAATGAAAGAAGATACACATATTAATTTGATAAAGATATTATGTCAAAAATAACCGTTGAAAAAGTTATTAACAAAGCAGAATCAACAGACGCTAAACTACTTAAAATGTCCGAAGAATTTAAGGTCGCGTTGGAAGAAACTCTACGAAAGTTAGAGAAAAAAATAGTCGGATTACTCGAGGACTATACTAAAAACGCGACTACTGCGAAACAAATTGACATAGACTTTGCGTTAGAAACGCGCACACAATTAAACCAGTTGCTAACAGAAAGCGGGTATTATAGTAACGTCGAAGACGCGCTAGCGAAGTACTCAGGTATAATTAAAGAAGTAAAAGCGCAGTATTTACTGTTTGGTACTAAAATAAATTACAGTGCGAGTGATTCTAAAATACTCAAAGAACTTATAAAACTCGATACTGCAAAATTTACGAATATAGCGCAAACAACAATAGATCAGATATATAAGTCGCTTATAGACGTTACATTAACGCCTACGACTTTTAACGAAGCGGTAAGCGCTGTACGTAGCGCAATAGAAAATACCGACATGAAAAAGTATGCATATACTCAAATGAACACCGCGTACATGGATTTCTTTCGACGTGTAAACAACATAACGAACGACAATGCTGGTTTTGAACGCGTTATGTACGTTGGCCCGATAGACAAGGTAACGCGTCCATTTTGTCTGAAACATGTAGGTGAAGTTATGACAAAAGAAGAGGCGATTAAACTTAAAAATGACGCTAAAGAAAGTGCGTATATTTATGGCGGTGGGTGGAATTGTAGACATCAATGGATAGGTATACCGAATACACTCGATACGACGGATATTGAGCAAGCGAGTAAAGCAAATGTAGAAAAAGTTGAGCAGGAAAAAAAGAATGTCAATAAAAGTAACAAGTAATTTTAGAAAAGCGAAAGCATTTTCTAAACCTACGATTATACTTGACAAAATAGGTAAAATAATTATAGGACAAATACGTACAAAAACACAAGTAAAATTTGTTGATGCTGATAATAAGGCGTTTAAGGATTACTCGCCAGAATATGCCGCATACCGTAGAAAGAAAGGTAGATCGGATAATGTCAATCTATCATTTACGGGTAGAATGATGAATTCTTTAGGTATGTTTAATATTACAGCGAATTCTGTTGAAATAGGTTTAAGTGCTGGCAATGAAATAAACAAAGCAATTCACGTAGAAGAAAGCGGGCGTGAATTTTTAGGCGTAAGCAAACAGGATGAAAAATTAATAGAAAAAGAAATCGACGATTATATAAATAGCGAAATAGAGAGTAAACTATGATTACGATTATATCATCGTACAGAGACCGCATAGAATCACTTCGCCGTTTTTGCGATAGTGTTAAAAATGTCGATAAAAGCAAGTTTGAATTTATTGTAGTATCGCTTGGCGATGACAACGATGAAGCGAAACGTTTGTGTATCGATAGCGGAGTTATGTTTGTATACGTGGACTATAAAAAAGTATTTAATACCGCAAAGGCTCATAACATAGGCGTAATGATGTCTTCTCATGAATGGATACTAAAACAGGACATTGATTGCGTTGCTAACGATGGATTTTATGAATATTTGTCTGAACATTTATCGGATAAAGATAGCAATTACTATATGTGTCTTGGTGTTTATTATATTGATGAGCATGGAAATAAAAAAAACAGCACGCCTGAAGGTAATGAATTCGTATTTAATCGTAATTTATGGAATAGAATAAACGAGTTTGTAGAATTCGACGGGTATGGATGGGAAGACTACGCGACGCTGTATGCGTTTGAAAAAGAACTCGATAAAAATTTTGTGTTGTCTCATTACTCTGAAAGCGATATAAACAATACGATAAAACATGAGATACGCGATAAAAAGAATTTACTGGCAAGTTATTTAGGGTTTTACTTAACGCACTATTATCACGATAGGAAAACGAATACTGAGTACTTTCTACGGAATAAAGATAACAAAAAATTACTTTATAAATACGTTATGGAGCGTAACAAATGTATATAGAATTAAAATATAATATATACGAAAACGTTTATATAATTCCACTCCAAAGTTCAGGTAAAATAATTAGAATCGTAATAAACAGCAACGGTATATTTTATGAAGTTAGGTATTTTTTAGAAGGAAAACCTGAAAGTGAAACATTTTATGAAGACGAAATAAAAGGAATAAACGAATGATTGAATTACTCGCAGTATTCTACGGAGATATATATGCGGACTTGCTATGCGATACGCTCGCGTCGTCTTTATTTCGAAAAGATATTGCCGAACTACAGAAATCGCATGAGATAATACACAACATTTACTGCACTAAAAATGAAGAGAAAAAAGTAAGTGAATATTGCGAAATAGCAAAAAAACATAACGTGAAAGTATTTGTGAACACAGATATATTAGGCGACGATCCTCGAGAAAGACTCTATATTGCAATAATAGACCAGATTAAAAAATCAGTTAAAAACAAGTCAATTATAGTAATGGCATGGCCGGATCATGTTTTCGGTAGCGGGTTAAAAAATGTAATTGACGGAATGAAACAAGGCGATTATGTAGTGTGTGGACATCCGCGCATATCTTTAGAGCGTGGTTTGGATAAAACAAGAGATGCAATAAATTATGGCAATAATAACAGAGAACTTGTAAAATTGTGCGTAGACGACATACAGCATAAAATTGTTAATTACGGTAAACGCGGAGAAAATGGAAACTACTGGTCATGTGAAAAGCGCGATACGTATTATTCTGTATTTGCGAAAGAGCCTCCACCCGTAGCGTTTTATGGTACTATGGATTTGATACCTGTATTTGATACAGGTACTTTTGGTAAAGGTGGCTACCATTGTTTTGAGGAAATTGACCATGCGCTAGTTGACTATGCGTTACAAAATGGACGATTGCGTATTATTGATGATAGCGACGTATTCTTTTGGGCGGAATTCACAAGCGACGAAAAATATAAGTTGCCTTTGCGAAATAATTACATGTCGAGTGCGGCAAGATATCTTTGTGCAAAAGAACTTAAATGGAGGTTCGAATAATGAAATTACGTATATTTACACTGGCATGGGGCGATACGTATTTACAGATGCATAGAGATTACGCGATTAAATCAATTTCAAAAAGCGTTGATAGGTTGCGTAAAGAAGGTTTCGAAATTGAATTTATTACGTATGGAGAAAAAGACCTCGAAGCGTCATTGCGAAAAGAGATACAAGAGAGTATAAATCAAAATGCATATAGCATTATGTTGCCACCGGATACAATATGGAGCGAAGACGGGTTGTACAATCTTGTTAAAATAGGTGTGAATAAAAAGTATTGTATAGCAGTGCCACATAATAGGATAGCAGATAATGACGCGCCAACTAAAATACCGATTAAATCCACCGAACTCGTAAATCATGTATTTTCATTGCCTGAACACGCGATTACAACGTTATACGACGATCTATCTAAAAATCAAACGCATTTTGGTGTATCGGTACGCAAAATAAGTGATACTATGGCGGTAATGACTCATAATTTACCTACTGTTTATTTTTGTAAGTTCACGGAATACGATTACCGTTTTTTTAACCTGTATAAATATAGCAACTGGGATAGGGACTGGTTAGAGGCGCTCATATCGCAAGACAGATTGCGCGTTGTATCGTCGTCGGATATATGCTATCTCGTAGAATTAACTGTACCTAGTCAATGTCATGGTGAAATGCGTAGCAATATGTACAACGATAAGCACTATGACCAAAAGCCATTTAATGATATTTGTGCGATGACAACGTATCTTTTAAGAGGTGAATAAATGAGCGAATTAATTATTATTCCATTTTTTAGTAAACAGCGTCAATTTTATATCGATCTTTATAAAAGTAAAAAAGATAGATATAAACCGAAAGAGTGCGATAAAAAAGATATGGTTTATGCGGCAACATATAAAAACGGAAAAACGTATTATTTCAAAAAGGATATATTATTTCATAATATTTTGAACTCGGACAATGAGTACGATAGTGATAGTTCAAAATCTCTTGTTCAATCGGTTAGATATATAAAAAATGAGAATTTCGTTTTTACAAAAAAAACAAAAGGATTTTGCAAAAGAGTACTTTTAGTAACATACGAAAACGGTGAACAAAAAAAGTATAAATCATGCCAAGATTTTGCTAAAAATATGTCGTTTTCTCCGAGTGTTGTTTCCGAATATCTTAACGGTAAAAAAAACAATTCTTTCTCTAAAAAACTAATCGAGAAAAAAATAAAAAATGTAAGATTGATTTATGAATAAATTATGTGTATTATGCCCGTCTCGTTATAGACCAGAATTGCTTGAAAGAGCGCTAAAAAGTTATGAACATTGCGCAGTTCAATCCGATATTGTTTTTAGGTTTCAAAATAACGACGAATATTTATTACATAATATTGATCTCGTCAAAAAAAAGTACGGGTACATAATCGGAGATGACGTAGGCTTTTCAAAAAAAATAAACGAACTAGTATATGCTTTTAACGAAAAAAAATATGATGCATACATGATACTCAACGATGACCAGATAATACATACAAAAGGATTCGACAAAATACTTTTAGATAAACTCAACGAACTCGAAAAGCATAGACTATGGATATTGCACTGGAAAGATGGGTATAAAAACGAAAAACTTCCTCAATCTTTTTGTACTCGAGAAATGCTTAAATTGCAGTGCGGTAAATACTATACTGGTAAAATGGTACATCTATATACAGACAATGCATATAAACATATAGGCGAACAGTGCGGTATATTGCATTACGTATCGGATATATACATAGAGCATTTACACGTAGCGAACGGTAAAGCCGCAATGGATAAAAACTATGAAATATCAGAGAATATAAACTCATACAAACGCGATAAAGAATATTTCGACCAGTGGAAGCGTGATATAGCGCCTTCCATAATACAAAAGATAAAAAATCAAATAAACTAAAAAAAAACCTACACAAAGGTTGAATGTTATTTTTTATGTTGTATTATTTTAATTAACATAATTATATTATTTTCGCGATTCGTGCACGTAATGTACGTTAATATGATTATGATTATAGCCGCGAGGCGTTAAACCGGAGGATATATGATTTTTTACAAGCCTATGTTTTTTATGAGCCCTGATGAAGGCGCGGGAAGTACGACGAAAACAGATCAAGCACAAACTGAACCGGGAAAAGAATCAACAGTATCTAAAACGATACCGTATGACCGATTTAAGGAAGTGAATGATACGCTTAAATCTGAACGCACCGCAAAAGAAGCGATTGAAAAGAAATTAGCGGAGTATGAAAACAAGAAACTCGAAGAAGAGAAAAATTACTTGGCTATTTCTGAAAAGGCTAAAAAAGAAGCCGAAGAGGCTCGCGCGAAAATGACTGAAATTGAAAACAAGCGCGTAAAAGAAAGAAAGGAATTTTCAATCGGTTTGGAAGCGAAATCACAGGGGATAAACGACATAGATGACGCTATTCGGCTTATCGATGTATCGCAGATTGAAGTCGATGAAAATGGAAACGTTGTAGGCGTAAAAGAGGCGATAGAAAAAATGAAAAAGGATAAACCTTATCTTTTTTCGCAAGAAAATGGTGGTTGGAAACCTGAAACCGGTAAAGTCAATGCGAACGCAATTACGAAAGAAGAACTCGTAAAAAACGGAAAACTTGCTAACGATATGTATACAAATAATCGCAAAGAATATAACCGAATTATGGGTACTAACCATTAAATAAAATTTAATGGAGTAAATTATGGCTATTTCAGACATTAAAAATCCTGAAGTTTTATCGGATTTAACATCCGAAAAACTCGCAAATTCACTTGTAGATGCTCCGTGGTTGTTCACGTCGCGTGAATTTACTATTGGGTCTCCGGGTACATCTTGGGAAGTTCCGTACAATAAACTTCTTGACGATCTTATCATGGACGGAGAAAGTGTAACGCTTGTACCGCAAGCGCTCAAACAAGGAACGTATAAGAGTGTTGTACAACGTGCGGCGCGTGCGTGGAAAAGCGAAGATATTGCAAACATGGTTGCTACCGGAGACCCAACCATGGAATTGTCTACGCGCATGGCGGAAGTTGCCAAAAAGTATATGATGCTACGTATGCTTGATGTACTTGACGGAGCAGTTCCTTCGACAAATAGAAATGTAGCCGCTGGTGGTGCAACCGATGATACGGTACGCGATACGAAATTCAAACTCGGAGATAAAGCGAACGATTTGAAATATATGCTCGTGAATTCGAATGTTTACAAACAACTTGAAGATGGTGGTTATATTTCTTGGCAAGCAATTAATAACATTATTCCGATTTCAGGCGGATCGTTGTACGGTTTTCAAGTTCCTGTCGGTGCTGTAGCCGGTGGGCTTGTTCCTACAGTAGCGGGATTGATAATTATTGTATCGGATAACATTTCCGCTATTTCGGGAACTGCTACTGCTACAAAATATCCTTCATATCTCCTCGGGCAAGAAGCCATGGGGTTGTATTACCAAAAACAAGTTACGGTAGCAACGCAACGCGAAGAACTTATCGGCGGTGGTTATGACGCTATCGTTGAGCGCGTAAATTTCGTTATGACGTTGCACGGCGTATCTTACGATCAAGGATCATCTCCGCAACTGTATGACGCGTCTTCGCTCCGAACGCAAACGAATTATACGCTTAAGTGGGATCACAAGAACGTAAAAGCCGCGATTATGGTAACGGATTAAGGGGGTAAACCATGGCAGTATCAGGATTAACCAGTTCAACCGATAATCTCGTACTATCCGGCGCGCTTATGACGATTGACGATGACGCTAATGCGTCGGCTATCATAAGCGGCGAATCGTTGCAGTTCAGTTCGGAATTCGCTAAGCTCATGGCAGGCAAAGGTGCAAAAGTACAGGTTGCGAAAGCACTCAAAACTTTTGGTATATCTTTTGCGTTTAATTGCCATGAACTTACTCCTACCGCGTTCAACATTTTGTATGGCGGGGAAGTAATTACGAGTTCGATCGCGAATACTTTCCGTATCCGAAACAAAATGACTTCTCCGGGTGTCCATAAGTTCAAGTTCGTTATTTTGACGAATGCGGACAAGGATATTACGATTACGTTCTTTCGTGCGTCAAATGAAAGTTACGGAAACATTGCATTTGACGGAAGCGATTTTGCGGGTATTCCGGCTGTTATTAGCCCATCTCCGCTTAATCCATCCGATCCCGACGAAATTCAGGTCGACATCGATTTTGAGATTTAACAAAATTAGCCCCCTGCTTAACAGTAGGGGGCTTTTATTAAAATGAACTCTATAACTCAACTAAAAGATACGCAACGCGATAAAAGATTATTGATAATCGGACGTGGGCATAGCGTAATTGATTTTAGATTTGATCTATTACCGGATGATGTAATGACAATGGCGGTCAATGTACAGCCATTTGAAGTTACAAAATACGGTAAAAACTTGATACCTAATTACTTGATTTATATAGACATTGAACAGGGTAAGTTTATAGATCAATATGGACTTATAGAATCGGTATTGTTATTATCTGAAAAAAAGAATGCGTGCAAACGCACTGATTATTATTATGACAGTACGATTGTTAAAACAGCGGTAAATTCGACTGTTATTATCGCGTTACAGGTCGCGCAGATTATAGGATTTCGAGAAGCGTATTTAATCGGAGTCGATATGAAAGTTGAAAATAATCAGGCGCGATATTTTGGAAATTCTTTAGGTACTTGTGTTTCAAATGGATTCGATAGAAAGTTCAAAAAGATGATTGACGATTTTTGGAATATTAAATGGGAAATACCGACATTTAATTGTAATGCTGAAAGTGGATTAAAGCAATTTCCGTACAAATTACCATGGAGTTAATGTATGCCTAGACAAGAGATTTTGAAAGATATAGGCGGTACAATCACATATAAAAAGTACTTTGACAATGTGCAAGCGATACCTTCGTCGGCTACAGTTTCTATTGTAACAAAATTAGGTTCCGCAATGCCTGCCGAAATAACAAATGCTGTATGTTCGATAGATTCTTACGGTACTATTTCATACACTGTATCTGCGACGAACGCGGTTGATTTAGGCGAAAGTTTTAAGGCTACGTTCGAATATCTTATTGATAGCACAACATATTATGATATAATTCTTTTCGATATTGTACGTAAAAAATTAGAGCCGATGATTACCGATATTGATTTAATCAATGAATACGCCGGTCTCGATAAAATACAATATCGCGTTTTTGGATCGGTTACAGCGTTGTCAACGATTGATACAACCATAAATGACGATAATCTCAATGCAGATTATAATAGTTATAAGGGCGGAGAGGTCGAAATATTATCCGGTAGCAATATCGGTTTTATGTCGACGGTTACTATGTACGATGATGTAACGCGGACTATTCATATCGAAAATTCGTTACCGTATGTTTTAGCAATAGGCGATAAGTTCTTGATTTGTCGATCTTTTAAGACCGAAATCGCTCGTGCGTTCGACGAAATAAAAGAGTATATACGCACGCAAGGATACCGTCCGGCACTTGTTATAGACGATACACAACTCGTAGAGGCGCATATAGCATTGTCGATTAAAAAGATATTGCTACCGCTTGGGGAAGAATATAGATACTCATACGAGGAATATTCTAAAATATACGAAAAAAAGTTGCTTGAATTGAAACTTGTTTACGACGCAGACGAAAGCGGAACAGTCGATGACGATGAAGAGGATTTAAATACGTCTCAAATAAGATTAAAAAGGTAAACATGGAACTCGTAGATATTGTAATAAATAGGATAAAAAAACTAGGGTATAAATACGAACGTGAATTCTTGGACGTAAAAAACATACCTATCGATTTACAAGTTAAATCGGCGTATATTACAATGCAGTCGAGTAATTCGGATAATCAGTTTCCTCTAAAATCTTCGTTACGTAAAAAATCGGTAACAAATATTATATCTGTTCATTTTGTAGATAAAAGAAAAAATATAGATTTAGGGAAATATTTATCGGATAAAAAAACCACACTTTCAACTTTGCTATCGAATACTGCATCCGATAAAATACCGAATGTAATATTGATTGAAATAAAAAATAATCGTTACGAAGAAACGTATGATTATATTGTATTTTCAATTGATATAGCATATACAGAATTTATTTGAGGAGCCTAACATGGTTAAAGTGATGTATCTTCCGAGAGGTAAAAGAACGGTTGCCGGAGCAGAGGTATACGAGTTCGATAATTCCGATGGTAGTAATGTGCCTAATCATAAAAACTGTTTGACTGTACCGGATGATGTATACAATTTCATACTTCAAAAACAACCGTTACTTTTTAAACGTATCGATGACGCTACGCCTATTTTTGAAGTAAAACCAACATTTGAAAAACCGAAACCGACTGTTGACGTTATGAACGCACCTATTCCTGAACCGATAACGGTTAAAGACGAAAATGCGGAACTACTTAAAAATAGCAAAGTGTTCAGAAAAAATAAAAGGGATGAATAAATGGAATCGTCGCTTTATAGACTACCTAAAAATTACAAACTCGATGACGTAGACATTTTTGCGTATCGAGGTGTTGTATATAGGATTGATGGGTATAAGAGTATCGATATAAAGCAACTATCTGTGAATGATTGGATATACATTTATACACCGATGCTTGCTATATTTTTTCATTATTTGTCGAAAGAAACAAAAGTATTTGAGTGTGCGAACGTATCGGATAAATTACAAAAATCAGTTTCGTTACTGAAAGATATTTTTGCGAAAAAAGCGATAATGGATAACTTTTTGAAAATTCTTAAAAAGTTAAAAGTTATTGATAGTATAGGTAAGTTTAAACGCAAGGCAAGTATTTATAACTTGGTAGAGATTTTTCTTTTGCTTTACCTATTTAATTCTGACGGTCTAAAAAAAAAATTGAAATTCCTAACAGAAACAATTTTTACAGTAAAGAACAAGGGCTCGGAGACTTCGTTAACGAATGTGAACGGCGTGGAATCATACGGGAAAATGAAAATTGTAGAAAAAATCGACGTGGAGAAGTGGAAAGCCGACTTAAAGCGATCCCGTATACCTATCTCCAACTGATAACGTTATGGTACAGGGACGCGGAGAATGAGTATGTTAAAAATCAAAACATAGAGAGGATTTATAAAAATAACGGTAATAACAGACAATCAGTAAGCACTATGGACAAATTAAAATCGGATATTTTGAACAGACGTAATTGCGGTAATTAGCGGTAATTAGGTGAAATTATGGCAGATAAAAATGTAA